TTAATCCCTACTTCCTAACACCGCCATGGCGGGGGAGCGAGTCACGAAGCGCTCATGTGCGTTTTGCACGCATGAAGACCGTGATTCACTTGAAGAGCAAATGCTTCAAGGCTTCATTTCTGCCCGTCAACTGGACAAAGATATGGGGTGGAGAAGCAATACCGCAGACCGTCATTTCCGCAACCACATGGGCGACTACCACATGGCCGCAAACACCGACTGTGCGCTGTGTGTCACTCCCATGCGAAGCGAGTATGAGCGTGCTTACTTTGAGGATGGAAGCGTAAGTGAACACATTGCTCAAGAGATGGGTATTTCCGAGGACAATGTGTACCACCATATGCGACATCACTTCCAACCACTCGTGCAGAAGTCTGCCGCCATTGAAGTCGCTCTCACGGCTGGAAGTGAAATTACACTTCTTCGTTCAAATGCTGAGAAATTAAATCATAAACTCAGTGAGTTGTTGGATGAAGGTACAGTTCATGAAGACGGATTCGTGCGAGATGCTGTGGCTCTACATAAAGAAGTGCGTGAGACTGTCAAAGACCTCCTGAGATTTCAAGACCAATGGGGTGCCAAGAGCGACGGCCAGCAGGTCAATCAAACATTCAACATTTTGCAAGTGGAGTTGGGTAAGGAAAGCCCCGACACATGGATGCGAATTAAGAAGCAGTTGCAAGAAAACATGGGGGTTGAATAATGCCAATGATGGGTCGTGGCTCCGATACTCGCATGTACTCGCCTCGTAGCGAGTCGGACAAAATGTACTCCTCGGCCAACGAGGATGAAACCAAGTACAGCCCGTCCGACCCGGAGTACAACGAGCAAAAGCGTGAGGAAAAGAAGCGCAAGGCTGAGGAGAAGAAAGCCAAGCGTGCAAAAATTAAGCACATCAAAATCCGTGCCACGCAAGGATTAAGCGGAGAAGAGTCTCCATCCCCGTTGGATGATGGCAACAAGCGTGATGCTGAGCGTGAAATTGGTTTGGCTGGTGGCCCTGCTGGAAGTCGGGGTACACTTCTTGACCTTGCTACTGGGGCAAAGAGTGGAACAGGCTCAGCCATGAGTCCCGGCCTCCCAATCGCCATGAGCGAGCCGATGGAAGATGCTTGGAGTAGTTTGTTAAAGCAGGATGAAGAGCCGTTTTCATTCAATTTAAACGAGGTATTCAAATCACCCAATCACGAGTGGTATGACCAAATTATGGGTATGGAAACGCCAATGATACAGAACTTGGTCAACAGCGGAATGATGGATGCAATGGGTTACAAAAACCACCATCATGGAGATGCAGAAACGCTAAGCGGTATGCACGAAGAAAACCTTCATCCACAGGCATCAATGGACATGGTAATGGAGCATCGTAATTCTTTGTTGGTTTTGGATGCAATGATGCAAGGTAAGGGGGATACTGTACCACAACAATTCCTTGACCAACATCAAAATGCGGATATGACGAGGATGCTCAGTGATGCACCTTCACATGCTCAAGTAGCCGCAAATATAGCAGGTTTGTACACTAATTTGAATTATCTCGGACAACTCATTGGCCCCCAAATGGGTGAACCCGATGATGATTTTAGAACAAAGAATGCCAGCGAGCCGATGGAGGATGCTTGGAGTAGCCTGCTTAAGCGTGAAACTCCACGCTCAATTGCAGGGCGACGACGGCGTGAGGCACGCCAACAGTTTCGTCCATCTACTGGACAATTCAAGACACCACCGGGTGGTATGAGCGGTGGGGCTGGTGCAACGATGCGCCGCTTCAAAGCACAGATGCGTGGTATCAAAAGCGGCAAAAAGACGGGGCTGATGAAGCCACACCTATCGGTTGAGATGAGCCACCGTGGTATTCAAACCAAGCAACCGCTATCCAAAGACCCGCAGAAGTACACGCAGTACAAAGGACAATCCGAGGCCCGTAAAATCTTGGGCAATGTTCGCACACCGTTCTCACCGCACGCAAGGTATGGTGCCCGCTCCAACTACGCTGGCCCTACGGGTGCTGGACGACTCGGTGGATTGATGGCTGGACAAAGTGGACAAATGGCTCGTCCGGCACTTCGTCGTATGCGTCGTCCTCGTATGCCTCGTATGCCTCGTATGCGTGCTCCTATGCCTCCTTCTCCTCCTATGATGCCACAGGCACAATCCAGCGTGCCTGCTATGCCTTCTCCTTCTTCCAGCATTATGATGAGTGAAGAGCGATACCGAAGTGAAATACTTAAGGCTCGCAACAGTCTTCATCGTATTGAGTTGCTTAATCTCATGCGACGGCTTATTCAAGCCAAAGAGCGTGAAGCGAAAATAAATAAAAACTTGACAGCGACAGATGCCGCAGATTTACCCGGTCATCCTGCTGGTGTCAAACCGACTGATGACGAAGACCCACAAGGCCCAACTGAGAACCTTGAGACAGATGCTAAGACCTTCGGGCTTGACCCTGTTGGTATCATCAACAGCCGAAGGGGGCACATGTGATGATGATTCGTGTGGGTCGTCCCTCAAGAAGGCATGGAGCCTTGTGGGGCACGGGCCAGCGGGAGCGCAAATTTTTCGCAACCCACCACCACAGGCTTTCCGCCCCGAAGGAGAGGATGACCTTCCTGCACATGCTCACGATGGTGTGGGCAACCTTCTTCCCGGCCAGTGGGCTATCGGAGAACACGGTCAAAAAACATATCAAACAGATTACGGTGATTTTCATCATCCTATTGACGCTGTAGCACACCGACTTGGTGATTTCCTTCGTGCAAGAGGATTCAACATTCCAGTCTCCGAAGTCATCAATAACGCTATCAACGAGTTCAATGACACACATTCTCACGGTGATGCACACGCTTTAGCGGGTTTTGACTCTCCCGAATGGCGTAAAATTAGGGCTTCGGATATGCCCGGAGGGGATGCAACAAGAGAAAAAAATACCATGCCTGCACGAACAAAGGGTGGTACAAAAATCACGATGCTCACCAATAAGAATCACATGTCCACCCCTGTTGGTAAATTCGTTGAGGGTGGCTACATTCCATTTCACCGTAACATAACTCACCAATTAGAGGATATGGGTATTCCAACACAAGAAATACGACAAGGACTTAAGTTTCTTGACTATCCTTGGATGCAACCTCACTTTCTTACACCTAAAAACTTCCTCGTTTCAAATCAAAAGCAACACGGTGCTGACATTGATGAGAGCATGATGGGGCGTGGCCCCGAAGGATTTTTTGGTGAAACAGAAGGTGTACATACATGGGAAGTTTTGCACCACCTTCCCGACGCTTTCTTTTACCCTGCTCTTAACGAAAAAATGCAAAAAACAGGAAAAAAGCATTCTTGGGAACACAAAGATGGGTTATATCAAGCGGCATCAAAAATGATTCAAAGTGCTTTACAACAAGGTATAGAACACATTCCCAATGTAGATGTCACGGTCAATACTGGTTCGTTTGGTGCCCCTAACATGATAAGCCGACCACTTCACGAAATCCTTCAAACTCCCGAATTGCGAAATAAACTGATAGAAGACATGGCTCATGTACCTGCTATGATGTTTCTGTTTGGTCGTAGTGGGCAAGGTAATTTCAAAAAGTTGTACGACCACATGATGGAAAAGTATGGTGCATCCGAAGACATGCTCTCAGCAGGTGAGCAGGCCAAGTACCTCTCAGCGGGTGCAAAAGGCGGCAAGGGAATGCACGAATCCGCTAAGCGTATGTTCGCTCTTGCCCGTGCATCGGGTGAGGGTAGTGAAGAAGGTCGTAGCCGATTTGGTGAACACGGTATCTCGGCTGATGAACTTCAAGCCATGGGTATGTATCACAGTGAGGGTCTTATGGGTCAAGTTGACCGTTTCCGAAATGTTTTGGAAGCATTGGCTGACCATCAAGCCAGCGCACAAGGCCACGAGGTTAAGCGAGGTATTGGTGACATCCCTACCACCGCTCGTCCCGGTATGTCCATTGGCGGCTACCCCGAACTCAATACCGAGACAGGAGAATACTCCATGCCTCCTCTTGACCCTCACATGGATGCGTACTTTCACGAAATCCATTATTTTGCACCAACGGAGGCGTTTGACCCCTCCCTTACACAGTCGCCCGAACCGCAGGTCATTTCTTCACCTGTTCAGCCCGTTTCTCCTGTAACGGGTACTACTTCTCCGGTTCCTACTCCGGTTCGGGCGGCACCTTCTTCTTTCCCGCATACTGCGAGACAGCAATATCAACAATTGCGACCGCAAATTGGGCAACTTGACCCCATGCAGTTCCGACAACTGCTTGAACAATCGGGCCGTCGCAGACCCATGCCGATGAGCGATGCACCGCTTTCTCCTATGGAAGCGGCGGCACAGCGACTCATGGCTGACCCACAGCAATCTCTTCTCAGCGAGTATTACAAGTCCATGGACAAAGCCATGGATGATGTCATGCAAATTGTAAAAGGTGGACGACGATGAAAAAACCGATTTTAGTGAGAAAGCAAGCCGGTGGCGGCGGCATTATGTACACTCGTGAGGTAGGCGGGCGAGGTCAAGGTGGCTTGATGCAAGACTTGGCCGCTGTTCGTGGTGGAGCAATGGGCCTTAATCCACAAGGTGGTCAATCATTTATTCCCGGCGCACAACTTCCCGGTGCCGCACCTACAAGGATGCAAAGATTGGGTGCAGGTGCTAACCTCGCAGGTCGTGGACTCGCCGCCGCTTTGACGGGTCTTCAAACAGCATACGGCCTACAAGGAGGCAATGTTGGTGCGCTTGGTAGTGTTGGAGACACTTATGCACAGAATGTGCAAGGTTTGACGGCGAACAGACCTACTGAAGCACAGCAGACCCAAGACATGGCTACGGAGGCATTCAACCAACAACAACAAACGATGGCTCAAAACGCTATGATGCAACAGGCCACGCCACCGAGACAAGGCAACCTTACTGTTGGTGTAGCACCCCCCACCTATGGTTCCTCTTCTGCGACACCGGCAACACAACCACCAGCAAACTTACCAACACCTCCTGTCCCTGCACAAACACCACCAGCAAACTTACCAACGCCGCCAGCAGACCATATGCAACAAACGCCACCAATACAGCCAGTGGCATCGGAGCAACCAGTAAGTCCCGAAATAATTCAAGCAACACATGGTTCAGTACAACCCATGTATAATCAAGAAGAGCCTACTTCAACGGCTAATCCATTACAACCAGCCAGTCTTACTCACTATCAAGGGACAATTAACCCGGCAACTGGACAACCATACCCTGTTCTCCGCTCTTTTGTAGAACAAGTGCTTAACGAGTTTGGCGACATGCTCCACAAGGCTGACCCACATGTGGCTGGTTTACTCGCCTTCCGAGTGTACATGGACAAAGTGATGCGGTGATACCATGAGCGACATGGAGGGGTTTATTCACGACATGGACAGAAAGATGTCTGCAAAGTCGTTTGAATACTTCTTCAAGGAGATTTTGGGCTTTGATTATTCGGGCCATCACAAGTCGTGGGACAAAGGACTGGCTGACAACCGATACTACTGCGTGAAAGCATCTCGTGACCACGGCAAGTCCGTGTTCTTCATGTCCTACGCCCTGTGGATTGCCGCTTTCCAGCCGGGTAAGCACATCATGATTTTCTCGCACTCGTTGGAACAGACGCTTGAACACATGCGTTTCATCCGTCAAAACATTGAGAACACGCCCTCCATTCGCTACCTCATCCCCGAAGGCCGACCATGGCGCAAGACCTACTTTGAGTTCAGCAATGGTAGCCGTATCATGGCCAAGTCGGTCGGCGGTGGTACTCGTGGTTTCCACCCGGATGTTGTGTTGTGCGACGATATTCTGTGGGGTACGACGGGTACCGAACTACAGCGTGCCGCAGACTGGTTCTACGGTGTCCTGCTCCCTGTTCTCCACCACACGGGTCGCCTTATGATGGTGGGTACGCCGTTTTCGTACAACGACTTGTACTCTCAGTTGGAACAAACTGAAACATTCCAAGTGGAAACATACCCCGCTATCAACAAAGAAGGCGAAGCCCTGTGGCCGGAGCGATGGGATTTAGACTCACTTAACGAGCGGCGACTCACCATGCCAGCCATTCAGTTTTCTCGTGAGTACCTGTGTGAGCCTATCCACGATGTTGCCAGTATGTTTCCTAACGACATCTTGGAAAAGGCACGCAACAAAGACCTCGTGTTGCTTGACCGTGCTGATACCGAGTACGATGCTGAAGGAGAACCAATGGGAGTTTTCGGTCAACATTTCATTGGGTGGGACACAGCCATTGCATCGGATAAAAACGCTGACTTCACCGCTATGACCGTCATGCGTATGCTTCCGGGTGAGGATGTCAAACAAATCGTTGGCATCGTTCACGAGCGTGGTATGTCGGGACTGGCGCAGAAAAATCAAATCATGATGCTTAACAACCGTTTCCAACCCGACCTCATTGAGTTGGAAGGCAACAACTTCCAGCGTATGTTCCAAGCCGAACTCCTTGAAATGCGCCAAGACATTCCAATCAAGACTTTCATGACAACACGCACACGCAAGGAAAGCCTGTTCATGTCCCTTTTGATGGCTTTTGAGCAAGGCCGCATTCAAACTCCATACGGTGACAAACGAAGCCGTGAGTTTACTCACAAATTGGAAACTGAACTCAACCGTTTCGGTATGCAGAAAAATGGTAAATTGGAAAGCGTGGGTACTCACGATGACTTGGCTATGTCACTTGCACTGGCAAACTGGGCTACCAAGGAGTTCAAAGGCTCGGTTGTCCTGCTTGACGATGTGTTACCCGGCTTTGATGAGTGGATTCGTGGTAAACCACACCGCTCAAAAGAACACAATCCTGCTGATGGGTGGATGATTCCATGATGTTTCCTTTTGATGACTGGGGGTTTTGAATGACTTGTGAATGTGGACATTGCTTTGGAATGGGGATTGCTTGGGACGCTCTTGAAAAGAAACTGTGTCCCGAAGGTAAAGCCGCCGCTAAGCGGAAGTTCAAGGTGTACCCGTCTGCTTATGCTAACGGTTGGGCTGTTCAATACTGCCGAGGTAAATTCCGCAAGAAAAAGGGAGGTAAGAAGAAGTGAAACCCTTTGAAGAAAGTTGGGATATTTTGAAGTTTTATTCGGAAAATCCTGACCCTTGGATTCGTGTAAAGCCCGAACAACCTTGTCCCAATTGCGGGAGAGGGTTGTACCGTAAGAGAAGTGGCGGTGATATGATGTGTGCAGGATGCTACACCATGGTGCCCGAACAATCTCCGGTTGAACCTGTAAATCCATTTGAGGCGGTGAAAAACGATGGACTTTGATTATGTTATGGCTTTTCTCAAAGCAAAGCGTGATGCTCCCAACTACCGTGAGGCAACGGAAAAGGAGATGAAGGCAAAGAAAAACTGTGGCACATGTAAGGCATGGGACAGTTCTGCTACAAACGACCCTAAGACTGGTTTTTGTAAGTGGTACGATTTCAACTGTATGGCTGACCATATTTGTTATGCGTGGGTGAGGAAAGAGTGAATGATGTTCTCATCGTGAAAAACTTGAACCGTTGGTTCAAGGAGAAATGGGTGGATGTGTCCCGTAAGAACAAAGACGGGAAACACCCTCCATGTGGCCGTTCTAAAGCGAAGAAGGGAAGCAAAGGCTACCCAAAGTGCCGTCCCTCCGTCAAAGTATCAAGTAAAACTCCTAAGACCAGTGGCTCTATGAGTGAAGGTCAAAAACAAGCCGCTACCAAACGCAAGCGTGCAAAAAAGCAAGGCGTTGGCGGCAAACCAACGGTGGTGAAAGCAATGAAAGACAAAAAGAAAGACATGAAAGGCAAGAAGGGTATGGTAATGGTGATTGCGGTCACAGCCAAACCGAAAAAAGTCGGTGTCAAAAAGAAGAAGGATTAAATGAATGGTCAATCCAGTGGTCAATATGTGGGGGAGTCTGTTTATCGGTGACGAGTACGATGTACCGTTGCGTGTCGCAGATGATTTTTCCAATACTGTTTTGAAAAGTATTGCTCAACATCCCCATTTTCAGCCACAAAGTGTACCCCTTAAGACTTTAAATACAGTCATCAAAGAAGACAACGCAGTATCACGGTTTGCAAAAAACGGAGATGGCTGGTTTGAAAGTAAATACGGTACCGATGCCAACACTATTATTCGCATGTGTCGCAAAATGCGCCGACACGACAAATCGTTTCGGGATGAATATGACGGCATCATCAAAGACATACGCCGTGTAAAAGCCATGGAGGTTGATTTGACCATCAAATCTCTTTCATGGGCTGATGGTATGGAGGATGTCATACGCAATATCGGACTTGATGACCGCTCACTCAAAGCATTGCGTAAATTTGGTGAATCCCGTGGTATCAGTTTACAAAAATCATGTCAACAATACCTCAAAGCAATTACAGTGCTTCAACACCTTAACGACAAGTTGGATTGGAACACTGACGACCAGCAAAACTGGGTTGATGCAAACGACATGAAGAAAGAAGCCCAAAAGATGTGGAAGAACACACTGCATCAAATTGATGGGTTAAAAAAGACAGATGTAGCCGCATTGCATTTCGCATCCGACCTTTTACAAAAGGAAGGTGCTCTCGGAAGTCGTGAAATTGTGCGTAGAGGCTATGGAACCCTTAACAAATCCATGACAGCCGGTAAAATGAGTTCTTTACTCAAAATGTATGGTGAAGAGGTTGATGTGTACAAAGGTAGCGCACGACAAACTTTTGTCAAACAAGGCACTGATGGTTTCATCATCAAAGACATGTGGGCATACACCGCTGGTTTTGTTGATGCCGATGGAAGCATTTTCATCTCCGAGCGTGGCGACCCTCGTGTGACGATTGTAGCCAGTGGCGACAATGGTTTCAGCCATTGTGAAGAATTGCAAAAAATGATTGGTTGTGGTCGCCTTGTGTCCGACCAAAAGTTGGCAAAAAATACCATTAAGCCCGTTCATCGCCTTATTTTCTCATCAAAGAATGACATTCGTGAAATACTCAAAGGGGTGCTTCCACACCTTAAACTCAAATCACTACAAGCCAAAGCGGTGTTGAATTACATTGAAGAGAAGGACACCATGCGAAAGACTGAGTTGTATCAATTGGTTACCTACAACAATTGGAAAGAACATAAAAACAAAGCCGCTTCTCTTCTTGATAAGTGGGGCTTAAATGCTGACACGATAGGTACATACGCTGAGGGATTGTGATGGCTGAAGAACAAGGTAGAATTTCACGATTTCTTTCAGCGTTGGGTACGCCTTTCCGTCGCAAAGAATCTCCCACTCCAACCATGCCGCTGTGGACAAGTGGTATTCAAGAGCCTGTGATGGCGCAGGGTATCACCATCCCTGCGTTGTATGCTGTAAGCAACGAGTCGCTGATTCTTCGTACAGTGCTTGCCAAGTTGCGCCAAGAGATGTTTCGTCGTGGCTACTACTGGGAGAAGAAATTTGCACGCAAATGTACGGTGTGTGATGAGGAGTATCAAAGTGAAGTGGAAACATGTGCTGAGTGCGGCGGGGCTGTAAGAAAACCCGATATAGATGAATTGACTTACGCCAAGTGGCTCCTTAAACAAGAGAACAGCATGGAGCAATCGTTCATTACTGTACTCAATGAAATAGAGGCTGACCTCAACATCGTAGATGATGCTTTCTTGATTTTAGTCAAGGAGTATTTTATTGACCCTAAGAGCAAAGAAGTGGCTTTTTACCGTGTTAAAGAAATCATGCGTGGCGACCCTATTTTCATGCGTATCGTTGCTGATAAGCGAGGTGTGCGTGGTGGACGCTACAAAACATGTTTAATTCATCGTGACCAAATCAAAACACACGCTGAGGATGATACATGTGAAGTGTGCGGTGCTGACCTCCACGATGTGCATTATGTAAACATGGCAGGTAGCGGAAAAACCCAATACTTCGTTGAAGGCGAAATTCTTCATGTGAGTAAGTACAAAGCGTCTAAACTGTATGGTCGCTCTCCTGTCAACACCATGTGGCGACAAGCCATGACACTCACGGCTATGGACAATTACATTTACACAGCATATCAAAAGCGACGGATGCCAAAGGGTATCGTATCAGTCACCACAGATAACTTGGAGTCCATGAAGTCATTTTGGAAGGCTGTGGACGAAAAAATGGAGCGTGACCCTCACTATGTGCCCAAGGTTGGCATTGAATCATCTACAGGTCGTGGTGGCGTTAATTGGGTTAAGTTCATGGACACACTGGAAGAAATGCAATACATTGCAGTGCGTGATGAAATTCGTAATCGCATTGCCGCTTTCTACGGTGTTTCGTCGGTTTTCATGATGGATGCTGGTAAAAAAGGCGGTCTTAACAATGAAGGTATGCAGATTCTCGTGACAAACCGAGCCGTTGAGTTTGGACAAAAAGTGTACACAGAAGTTCTGTTCCCTCGTCTTCTCAAACAAATGGACATCAATGATTGGAAACTTACGCTCTATCCCAACGAAGAAGAAGATGAGATTACACGCCTACGCCGTGATTCGGAAGAACTCAATGTCGCACAACGCATGGCGCAACTTGGCTTTATGCCCGAACTCATTGAAGACACAGCCAACCGAGACATCCGTTTCACTTACAAGCGTCCCGAACCTCAACCACCACAACAAGGTGCTCCGCCGGGTGGTGCTCCACCAATGGGAGGAGGTATGCCTCCCGGTATGCCTCCCGGTATGCCTCCCGGTATGCCTCCGGGTACGCCTCCGGGTATGCCTATGATGCAAGGAAGAGGCCCACAAATGCCTCCACAACTCGCTCAACAGGTGATGCCACCTCCACAACCCGGAGGTCAAGGCGTGGGATTACGAAACCGTGGGCCAGCGACTCCTCAACGACGAGGAAGTATGGGTAGCGGTGCACCATTTACGAATGTACAACAAAGAGGGCCAGCACCATCTATGCAACAAAACTTGAGTAATGCACTTTTGGATGCTCGTCGCCCCCGTGGACAGTAATGCTCTTAAAGACGAAAGGCATGAGGCGAACATAGCAGGGATTAACATGGACTTATTGAAAATGCACCCGATGGCCCGAAAAATGGAACAAGCACAGAAATCATTTATTTCTGCTCTTGAAAGTGGAGATGGTCAAATGGCCAAGCAACACCTTAGTGAAGTACAAAAACTCAGCGATTTTTTGGCTGATGATTTGCACCAAGAGATTGCTAAATCCGATGTGGTGACCCCACAAGGCCCACGGGATATTTTTGCTGGCGGTGTCCCTGTGTTGAAAATGCAACCACAAGAAGCATCTAAGCCCGCCATTGAAGGACAGCGACTCGGCTTTATGTCTTCCTCCCGCCACAGCCCACAGTACAAACGAAGCGCAGGTTCCTACGGTCGTCGTCTTTGAGGTGATTAAATGAGTGAATCATCCGATGCTGAACAATTGATTGGTGTTCTCATCAATAAGATGGAGTCTATGGATTCCAATCTTTCAATTCTTAAGGCTGAAAATGATGCTCTCAAAAGACTCATCAACAACCCACAACAACTTCTTCGTAAAATGGGACTTGTCAATGTCTCTACTCCTTTCACAAATGACTTACAAGTTGACCCTTTCCGGGGAGATATGGCTCTTGAAGGTGGTGCTCTTCTCAAGAGTTCACCCGAAATAGGCACAATGAGTAATGAGGACATTCATGCCATGTCGTGGGAAGACATTCACGAATTGGCTTTAGGTGCAAAGGAGGGTGTACAATGAAACCACGACCAGTAGAAAACGGATATTTGACAAAGGCCATTGAACTTGAACAACGAATTGACGAATTGCTAAAAGGTGAAGATTGTCCAAAGTGTAAAGGTGGTAAACTCAACAAAATGGGCCAATGTATGAAAATGGGTTGCGGTGGCAAAATGGCTAAGGCTGACATGGCTACCAAAGATAAATACTGTATGAAGAACTTCGGTAAGAAGTATTCGGAATGCTCGGAAAAGCAAAAGGCACAATGCAACAAGTCTCATGGTAAAATGGCCAAAGCCGAACCGGGCTTCAAGGCTGAGAAAATCACCGATGTCAATCCTTCTTTCCACGCTGAATCGGGTGGACAAACCAAAAGTGGTTACTTTACCACTAACGGACGCACCATTGAGACTGAGGATGCTCCCAAGAAAAAGAAGCCCAAAGAAGCCATTGACACTCAACGCCTCGGCTCTCGTATGAATCCTCATGAGGGACGAGGGGCTGAGCGAGAAGACACGGCGGGTGGGCGTTGATGCCTAACCCAAAAGCGGCAATGCGTGAAAGCGGTGCACCAGTTATTTGTGGTCTGTGTGGAGGCGTTGAACGCACAGGATGTCAATTGCCGCAACATGGCGGAATGGATTTGCACGCTTGTCCACAATTTGTACCGCTCCAATAGGGCGGTGATAGCGTGAACGACCATTTCTTTGTGTGTAGCAACCAACTGCTTAAATCACTGGATGATGGTCTTGACCTTGTTTATTCGGCGGCTGAATACATTCTTGCCTACGAAGCACTTGACACGACTCCAAGCGAACCGTTGTTCAAATCTCTCAAAGCCACGGCTGAGATGATTTACAAGAATAAAGAACAAGCAGAAAAAGATGCAGTAAAAGTCGGTGAAACCGATTACAAATATCCCGAAGGTATGGGCTACTTGTTCGCTCTTCAACACTCACATGGCGAGCCGACCAACCATGTATGGAAAGACGGGCTTCAATCACCTGTAAACAAAAAGCACGGCCATGCAATGTGGCCGTACTACCAACCAAAGGACGGCACACATCCATACCAGCGGCACCACTTCCCGTTTCACGAAGTCAACCACCCGCTTCTTCGTACCAACGCAGTGTCGGGGATGCCTGCCTATGTAGAGATGCTACGAAGTTGGGCACTGGGTGGGCATGGTGAAGCCGAGAAGGAAATGGAAAAGCAATTCTTTGATACTCTCGGTAAAGACCATCCTCTTGTCGGTGGGTTTCAGCAAAAAGGAGGAAAGAAGGTAAACATTCTTGGTGATACCCGTCCAAACGGCACACTTCTTCATCACCAGCATGACCTCTACGAGCGAGATTATTTCCGTTGGTTAAAGCGGAACAAGAATCGTCAAGAGGAATTACTGGCTGAAGGTATGGACAACGCTGAGATGAAAGAGCAACTTCGCAAAGAACACTTTGCTGACCGAGCGGCCATGTGGGAGGCTGATGACGATAGCAACATGATGCTCAGCGACAAGTATGAAGAACACCCAACACGGCTTGGGCACCTTGGCTACATGCTTGGCCTTGAATGGTTTGACCCCGAAGAACGCACAGCCATCATGGAGCATATCGGTGAAAAGGGTCTTGACGACCATGATTTGATTTCGCTACCTAACGGACAAAAGTTTCCTTCTGCTCGCCTCAAATACAACGCCCTCATGCGTATGACTCCCGAAATGAATTGGGCTATGCGTCCAATGACACATATGGGGCGAAATGCACACTACCATCAAGAAAACAATGACAACGACTACATTGCTGGTGAAAGCAACATGTTTTTGCAACAGGCTATGGGTAGATTTGCTCACGAGCCTATGGATGAATTTGATGGTCATTCACTCTCAGAAATTATTCTTGAACGCATCCGAGACAACTACGGTATATCGGGGCATCACAAGTTTCTACCACGCCTTTATGTGGACAAGAACCCAATGAGAGAACTTGACCAAGACGAAATGAAAGATGCAATGGCAAGCCACTTCAAAGTAAAGGGAAGAAAGCGAAGTCTTGACGATGTGCGAATGAGCAAGGCTGATTTGCTTTATTTGGCTAGCTACGACCCTAAGACACGGGAGTTGATGACCGACCATCCAATTCACGGTAAATTGGAAGAACCAATTGTCAACGCTGACTTGATTGACGACATTGAATCCATGGCTAAGGCGAACTCTTCACTTCATGCTGGTATCAAGGATGCTCGCAATCATCGGGCCTTTTTTACTTCCCCACACGGCCCTCATCCAACAGAGGAAAAACCGAATTACTGGCGAAACCACAGTGACGGTTTCACTTACGGCCCCGGTCGCTTTTGGGACTCAGCCTTTGCAAAAACGGGCGGAGCAGGTATAACGCTTGCAACTTACCATGACATCCTTCACGCCACACATGCTGATGAGGACGGTCTTTCGCCATTCACAGAACTAAGCGATGCTGGTGCAAATTACATCAATGCCAATCCCGATAACACAACGCTCGCTCATCACTTCATGCCATTAAAAACAAAGTTGATTGGTGAGTTTGGCGAAAAAATGAAAAAGGTAAACACAAGCACACAGCAATTTGTTTCTACTGGTAAGGGCTTTTCATACTTCAACCAAAAAGAGTTGCTACAAAACTTGCTTTCTCCCGTAGGGCATTCCAAAAAACGAGCGTACCGGGACGGTTCAACCGGCAAGAACAACTACACAGAACACAAAACGACACTCAACCCCGATTACGAATACACGATTCGCCACATGACGGACAAAGAGCGTAAGGACAGGTTTGGCACCCATCTCAAACCGTTGACATATCCACACACAATTATTCCCACCTATCATGTGGGTGCCTTCACATCCTACGGCGCATCTCCTTCGGACAGCAATATGCACAAGAACGCACAACTGGCTCACTTCCTTGAAACGCTTGGCGGGCGTATGAATCACCCTCATCAACCAGCACAAAAATCACTGATGAAAGTTCAAGACTTCCTTCGTGGAGATGAGGCATTCAGTGGTGGGGAGAGCAAAGAACACTTCATTGATTTTATGCGATGGGGCGGTGGTAGTGGCTTTTCGTTCAATGCGTTGAAGAATCAAGTGTTGACCAATCCCGATATGAATCACGCTATGACGGCCATTACTCAAGCGTCAAAAATACTGGGTACACAAGACCCAAAGGAGATTCTTGAGTACCTTATGCACGGTAGAAACACTCTCCCGATGGCACCCGGTGTCGTTACAGATAAGCATCCCGAATTAAACACTGCTTTGTTGGGCCGAGGTCTTGGTGAGTTTGATGAACAGAAGTTGCTTTCTTCTCTTCAAAGCATGACGGAAACCATGACTGAGGAACTGCAAGCGAAGAAAAAGACACAGAAAACAAAAACCACAATGGCGGCTGACGAAAAGGATGCCGTTTCTCGTTTGCTTCAATTCGGCGGTATGTTACCCGCTTCGCAACAAGAATCCGAACTCACAACAATGCTTGAAGAATTAAATCAAGAGTTGACTGAAAAGCAAACCACTGGCGCACCCATTGAAGAATTGCAACCGTTGATGGCTGAAATCAACGATACGACTCAACAATTGGAAAAGGTACAGCAAAGCACACAAAAGAAGAGTAAAAACACAATGTGGAAACTTGATGCCACTCGTATGGAGCAATTGTTTGGTGGCCACCGACAAACCATTGCTGAGGTTGCACGAGATGTTCTTCTACCAAAATACCTTGAGCATGACCCCGATGCTTTCAATCCCGACGAGCCGGAGAAGTTTATCGCAAACACCCATCAACTGATGCGTGACGCTCAACGCTACATTGTGTCTGTTCCTCACAGTGTACACGGTGTTTCTTCAACCAATTATGGATTACAGGCTTCTGTACGAGACACCGACCCTGCGGCACAAAATCCATTCCACGCTACTATCGCTAATCATTTGTCCACAGACGGTATAATGGTTGAGGGTGATGAAAATGCTGACAAACTGTTGGACAAACTTGGAATCCAACGAACTCCTGTTGCAAAAGTGAAAGCCCAAGAACTCATTGATATGGTGGGTGAAAGAGGTGCGCCGTTACAAGTTTCTACAATTAAGAACATTCTTCTCAGTGGTAAAATCCCGAACATTGACGGGCTTGACCTCAATCATTTCACCGACGAAGAGATGATGAACAAGCCCGAAGAGGAGTTGGACGACCATGAGGCGTTATATCGCCACGCACGAGAAAACGGGTATCATCAAGCCATTAACCACTTTGCACAACAAACTGACATAAAAGCATGGGGTGGACATCTTTCTCACGGTATTCCACGAGCCATGGGTATGAAACTTAACCCACAGCAATTCAAAGACTCAATGAAAGCCGCTGGTATTGGTGCCGTCAAAGGTGATATTCACGGTGCAAAGGGCTTTGGTAGTCAATCAAAATCCCGTAAAACAAACGACACCAAGAATCACCTTGACACGATTATTCACTTTGACCCTCGTGTACTTGAAGAAGAGGAAGGTGTCTTCACACCCGACTTGGAAATTCCTGAAACAGCAGGCATGTCTCAGTATCCACTGGGTATTCCTTCGCCCGCACACGCAGGGTTGACGGATAACTTTGACAGCGGTGCGTGGCACCATGGGTATGAAGCAACACCTACACTTGGTGCTGAGTTTGGCGACGACGGTACAATTCACATCGGTTCAAATGTAGGCACAGGGTTGTATCATTCTGTGCCGGAGGATTTGACCGCTATGATTCACGGAAAAGAAGTAGCGCAACAAGTCTATGCAAATGCACCACCACCTCAGTACCCCGACAATCCTCACCAAAGCATGAACATGGAGACAGCAGAAACAGCAAGCGAGATTCCAACTACGGTAGCGGCAAGTGAGATGACCGAACTCATCACCTCTCTACTTGACCCGGATGTGTTGTTGAGCAAGAGCGACGATGCGAAATGGAGTCCTGCTGTTCGCCCTATGCACCGCATTTTTGATTTGGCCGACCTTGAACACCTTCGTGGTTTCAGCGGCTCGTGGGTTGTAAGTAAGTGGTATGATGGGAAGCGAATTATCATTGAACGCAGTGATGACGAGATTACGGCGTATGATGAAAACGGTCGTAAGAAGGGGCTACGCAAAGCCACGAAAGAGGCTCTTGAAAAAATGAACGACAAGAACTATACGCTGGACGCTATTCTTGGTGAAGAAGAGTTGAACATCATTGACATTATCAATTACGACGATACCAATGTGGGTGAAATGCAGTTGTTTGAGCGGTTGAAAATTCTACGCTCACAGTTTGACAGTCAAGAGCCTGTGATTGTACCCGGCCCACACGATACTCGTATGACAGACGATGAGGGACTGGCCGACGCTGTAAAGAACCTCAAAGACGACCACGACAACATTTTGTTGCGAGACAACAAATCCACCTACATGCGTGGAGAGCGACGACATCCAAAGTGGATTGTTTACCGTGACAGCCGAGACTTCAACTTCATCATCCTTGACCGTCGTGGCAAAGGCCCGTACACCTATCAGTTGGGTGCTGGCCCTATCCTTGAGATTGAGGGGCTTGGAAACAGGGCTGTGGAGCATGATGGTGAACATTACATGGATGTGGGTACGGCTCATAACCAGCGTATGGTGTTCAAGGTTGGCGACATTGTTCGTGCATCCATCACGGGTATTTCCAAGAAAAACCGCAAAAACCGCCCTGTGTACAATGTACAAGTCAAGGAGTTGGAAGGGGAGGGTGAAGGAGAGGGTGCGGCCAGCACAGAATCTCTTGACCTCATGACCAAAGCATTCGCACCAATTCTTATTCCTCACGATATTGAAATCTCGGACTCACAGATTCAAATCGTGTTGAAGGGAGTTGACACAGTAGTGTACAACATGGAAGAAATAGACGATGTGTGGTGTGTGCATTCACCAAAAAGCACGATGGGTGATTTGACCAAGACCGATTACCCTGTGGTGCTGGCTGAAAGTCTTATGCCGTTTTGGTCGTCGGTTGCTCCACTAATGGTAAAAGGATTACTCAGTAAACAAACTGAAAGTGATGTAATGCCGAAGAAGCCGAGCGATAAACGAACTGAAGAGCAAAGCGTGGGTATTCTTGAAGAAGATGATGAAAATCGCCTTCTCAAACCCAATCAAACAAAGAAAGCATTGGAAGTTATTGTACGAGCCTTGGATAAAATCAGCAAAGAGCGCATGACATGGACTGGGCCAAAGGGACTGGGTATTGATGTTGGTACACCGCAGGAATCGCCCCGTGGCCCAACCCAACTTCGTCACGAGTCAACCTTACCGGATTTTGACGGTGAGAAAAAAATTACTGATGAAAAGAAAGAGAAGAAAACCGAGCGACTGAATCACATTCAAGTAGAAACTGACGAGGGTGAAAGACTCTCTATAGACTACGACAATGACCAGCCGTTGGTGTCTCGGACTTGACGAACCATTCTTATACCATAACAGGGAGTCGGAAGTTCAATGCTGAGCATTCAACGACCTACTGACGGTATCACTCTCCTCAAGAGTGGTAACGATTTGGTTGTTGCTGGCTACGCATCAGTTGAACTTGTAGATAAGCAAGGCGACCTCATTACTCGCTCCGCCCTAAAGGATGCCTTTGATGGCTTCATGAAGGGTGAAAAGTACCGCAATGTACAGTTGGCTCACTCCAACATTCAAGTTGGCGAAGTCATTGACTCGTACATTGATTCCAACGGACGCATGTGGAAATCCGAAACGGATGACACAGGGCTGTTCGTTGTTGTTAAACTCCGCAACGATATAGAGAAGGCTCGTGAAGTAGCCGCTGAAATCCGCAAGGGCAACCTTCGTGGATTTTCTATTGGAGGGCAAGCATTCAAGCGAGTGCGAAAGTCCGACATGGAAAAAGGCGACTACCAAGAGATTTCAAAAATGGAGTTGCATGAGGTGACGATTTGTGAAAAGGGTATCAACCCCGAAGCACAGTTCCGCATTTTGAAGGAGGACAACACTATGACAAACGAAAACAGTGATTTGACAGAAATTATGTCACGACTTGAAAGCCGACTGGATGCCATGGAAAAGGGAGAACTACCTCCTCAACTCCGTGAACACATGAAGGGTAAGGGTAGTGATGAAGAAAAAAAGCCCGAAAAAGAAGAAGGTGACGAAATGAAAGACGAAAAGAAAGACGATGACAAGATGTACATGGACAAAGGAGAATACTCCGATGTTATTTCCTCCGAATACCTTTCTTGGATGGAAAACACCCTCAAGTCGGCTGGCGTTGACACTGATGGTGCTCGCCTCCACTTTGACCAACTTGAGAAAGCCCAACTTGGTGGCTTTGACAACCCCGACGCTGTTGACGGTGCTGACTACTTCGGTGGTCAAGTCCGTGGCCGAGGACAGGAGAACGGTTCTCCCTCCACTGGTGCAATCAACGCTATCACCGCTTCCGGTGGTAAAACTCCTGCCGGAGCAATGGGGCCAGCCTCATTGTCCAAGGGCTACCTCAACTCCGAAAATGTGAGTGATGCAGACCTTGAAGCCGCTTACGAAGTTTACAAAGCCGCCGCTTTGGAACAAGACTTCCGAAACAACCTTGAAGGCAACTTTGCCGCTCGCTTCAACAACGAGATGGAAGTTGCTAAATCCGAGGCTGATAAAGCCGCCTTTGACGCACGAGCACCACTTACGGAAATCGTGAAGTCCATTGAGGCTCTTTCCGAGCGCATTGACAACATCGGTGCAGGAGCAGGCACGACCATTCAAAAGTCGGTTGCATCCATTGACATTCCCTCAACGCAAGACATGGCGAACATGGGGTGGGACGAAGTTCACGCCCTTGCACATCGCACCCTGCGAGGGGAATGAACACACAAATAAATGAGGTGAAATGATATGGCAAGAGACTACATCCGAAACATTACTGACATGGAACGATACTACTACGGCGCAGGCAACGCAATGGGATACTCCTACTCCGGTAGCGAGTTGCTCAAGGCTGACGCTCCAATGCTGTCCACCACGGCTGGTACTTACCAAGCCATCTATGGACGCAAGGTTTGGAGCCAGTTGAACCAAGAGTTCAACGCCTTCTCCATCCTTCCCAAGCGACCTTGGGAACGCAGTGGTTGGCGAGTCATCACCGAGCGTCCTTCCTTCACGGTTGGCGGCGGTGTTGCAGAAAACGCTACGCTCCCCGACACCACCAAACCAACCTTCCAGCACATTGCCGCCAAGCCAAAGACTGTGGTTCACACCTTTGACATGAGCGAAACCGCAATGTTCCTGTCCGACAAGGACGATGGATTGGGCGACATTCGTGCAATTCTCAAGGAAGAAATGGGTAAGCACCACGCTGAGCATGTGAACAAGATGCTTACGACCGACAAAGCCACCGTTGCAGGGAACGACTTTGAATCCCTTGACCGTGTGACCGTTGGTGCTTCCGCAGGTTCAACTGAAGACATGTACTCCATTGACCGCAGTGCAAACTCGTGGTCGCTCGCTGAGCACAATGAAAACAGTGGTACTGACCGCAACTTGTCCCTTGACCAGTTGGATGACCTGTTCCAAAAGATTTGGACTCGTGGTGGAAACCCCAAGGTTATTCTTACTGGATACGACACCTTGATGCGCCTACAACAACTCCTCCAAAGCCAACAGCGGTTTATGGAAGAGAAGCGTGTCACCCCTACCTACAACGGTGTGAAAGGTGTTCCCGGTATTGAAGCAGGTTTCATTGTGGCCACCTACAACGGTGTCCCAATCATCCCATCCAAGGACATTCAAACGGACACTTTGAGCCGTATGTACTTCCTTGACACGGATTACTTGTACTTCAGCACTGCAATTCCAACCCAATACTTTGAGAGCGGTATTGAAACTGGCGACCCATTCGCTATCAACCGCCTCGGACAAGAAGGAATGTACCGCACCATGGGAGAACTATGGACGACTTTCTTCGGTGGACACGGCTCAATCCGTGACCTCAAGTGAGGGTTGAAAACAAAAAAACATGGATGTGTAAATTATGACGACAGAAACGAAGACACAAAAAGGCTTGACGATTTCATTTGACGATGGTGATTTCTCCACTGGAACTGTATCAGTTCTTTTGGACTTGGATATGCGAACTGGTACCCCTGTTGATGAAACGGGTTGGTTGGACGGTAACGCTGGTGGTTCATACCCCGGCACCCTTACTGGTTTCACCGCTCAAAACACTGACGGGAACGCAGTGGGCAGTATGCGAATGGTGACCATTGGTTTTACCTTGGCGGATGCCAATGAGCAAGTGCTGGTTATTACCGCAGGTGCATCAAAGATTATCGGTGTGCTCGGTACTACTTTCGCAGTGGCCGACAAGACTCTATCTGCAACTTTCACCAACACTGGTGCCGCACCTGCCGCAAAGACTGGTGCGCTCCTTCCAGCAATCGTCCTTCACGGCGAGGCTGGCGGTGCTGGAACGGTAACCGTAATGATGCTTAACTGAGTGTGATTGAATGCCCAATGTGACTTACACTGGCCCCTTCTTTGAGAGGCGTAGGCGTGATACGCCTACCTCTTGGATTCGTGGTGATACAGTAGAGGTCACGCAAGAGTGGTTAAACGAATGGCGACATACGCTACCCGCTAAACATTTCTCCATTGAAGGAGATGAAGGAGTCACCGTTGATGGTGGCGATGACGGCATCCCCGATGAAGGTTGGTCACGAAAGGACATCCTTAAGTGGTTGACCGACAACGGAGTTAGCAAGGGTAGCGGGTATCTTACGAAAACCGCCGCTCTCGCTCTTGTAGAAGGGCATTTGAATCCCACAGAATGAGGTGAAAAAATATGGCATACGGAAATACAGACGACTCAAGGCTCCATGTTCTTGGCGACATGGTGTTGATTACAGGCACATTTACTGATGGTGGTACGCAGTACGATTTTACTGACCAACTCACCGAAGTCTTTGCGGCAGGTGGACATTTGACCAGTGTGACTGGAACTGGTGTTCTCATTAACAACGGGCCGGGGTACAACCCCGGAGAAACAGGCGCAATGACTGTAGATACTGTTGCCGCACGAGCGGCACTTACAGTCGGACAGACGCTTTACGCTGCTGATACAGGTTTTAAAATTGGTGTTCTAACCGCAATCGGTAGCGATACGAGCATTACCGTTGGTGGGGGCACTGAGCAACCGCTTTTGGATGACACTGAAATAGCAGTTCTTGGTGGCCACAAGCCATCAATCACTCTTAAATCGGTTGGTGTTGATGTTTCTGTTGATGAAACCAACAACTTGGTGTTGTTTGAAGTTGGTAAAGTGAGCGCAACCGCTACTACATCAACATCCGATGGACGCTGGTGGATTCTTGGAAAGAGATGAGGTGATTCCTCGTGGCGGCACTGACTAAGATTGGCGTGAAGGTCTTTGGCCCGTTCTCCCCAAAGGAGTTCAGTGCCACAGGTACCCTTCAAGCGGCTATTCAAGCAGACATCCAAGCGATTGCTGATGCGAATAGCACCAGTTCGGTGATTGATACTGAGGTCTTCCCTGTTTTAGGCAATTTTTTCGTCATGGTGACCTATCAACTCGCATGATGTTGAGGGGTTAGCATGGGGTTTGATGTCCGAAACATAGACTTGAGCGACATTAACCGTGCTGGTAAGCAAGGTCGCAAAGCCGACTATCAATACGGTAGTGAGGTCGTATCCAACACAGACCACCCACTTGCAGGTGTGACTCAATCTCAGCGCAACCGTAATCAAGAAATAGGAGACATCCTTAACATTGGTTCGGGTACACGCTGTGTACATTGTGGATTTCTTCATTTCTTATGGAGAGCCACATGTGCTACTTGCGGTAAACCAATGGAATACAACTTAGCGCACCGTGATGAAAAGAAGAGGCTGTGAACATGAAGGTACTTATCAAAGCAATGCGACCGCACCGACAAAAGGTGTTGACTGAAGACGGACAAGAGATGCGCCTGCAACAGTGGGCAAACAAAACAGCATCAGCCGCTCTTCGTGGTGCTGGCGGAGAGGCCGGTGGTGAACAATTCACACAGGCTCGTGACGCTCTCATGCGTGAGGCTGTAGCCAATCCCGACGAGCATGGACTCAAGTTCATGGGCGAGCGTGTGCCCTTTGAGGGTCAAACCTTGGAAGAGTCGTTGAGTGAACCCGATGTTGAGGGCGAGCAAGCCGCTGTTGACCAAGAGTTTGCCCCGGAAAAGCCCGAAATACCCGACATTTTTGATGAGCAAGGTAAACTCCGTGATGATATACCGGATGACCCTAAAGTGGATGATGGCGACCCAAAAGTGCAACGATGGCAAGCAGGTAAATCGCCCGAAGAAGAGTTCAACCCCGATGCTGAGGCTGAACACCTCCGTCGTATCATGACTTCTCGTGATGTCGCTATTCGTGATGCTTGGAGTGTGTTGAAAAATGACCCGTATGATTGGCAGGGGCAAGAATACTATACACATTGTCCAAGATGCCGCAAAGGTATTTATCGGGAAGATGAAGACGATTTGTTATTCATTCATGAAATGGGTATGTGTACCGATTGTGCTATGAAGTCTTGAGGGAGGAATATGAGTGCCAGTAGTGTTCAGTCCCGGTGAGCCGGAAACCCGGCCTCTTGACCCCACTGCTGTTGTGTACTGCACCGCTCAACAAGTCGCTGACCTACTGGACATCGGCCCACAAGACGCTATCCTCATGAGTGCTGACGCTGACACGGACGCAGTATATGTCACAGGCAACGAGTACCGTCAAGTAGGCTTTAGCGTATGCGACAAAATCCGTGTGTACAGTGATGCTGACCCACTGGGTGAAGAGGAGTTGACCATCACTGCCATCGGTAAAGGCACGAGTAGCAAGGCTGGACATGTCAAAATCACCTTTAGTGGAGCAACGCTGACAGCATCGGACTATCAAGTGGCTGACAACGGGTATGTGCAGAACAAAGCCTCGTTCACCAACGGGCGTGTTCGTGGCGTGACCAAGGCAAAAGTGGAGCATGTTATTCTTAAAATGCAAGACCGTATTGACAACATGACACGCAACGCATGGCGACCGTATTTGGTGTCGGCTGAATACATCAACTTTGACACTTACAAGCCATATCGCCGCCGTTATTATACGGATTATGTCGGTACCAGTCCCCTTCTATTCCGCAATGTCCAGCAAATGCTACGCATAGAATTGTGGCAAGGTGATGACTACCGTGAGATTTGCGGGGCTGAGGCACGCATCAAGTTCAACGATGTGTCAAGCCTTTCATCAGCCGCCATCTACCTATCACCCGGCAACGGCAGTGTAGCAACACTCGCTCAAGGCACAGGCACGGGCCAGTGGCGTGACGATTTTGACGCTACCACCGTAGCCCAAAACCTCGCTGACCTCATCAACAAAGAGGACAGGGTGGACAAGACGGCTGTGAACTTTCTCTTTACTCCAACTGATGCAACCACCACATTTACCTTGGAGGGTAGCACAAACGCCGTAGCGGTTCACAACGAGTTCTTGGCATCAGCCAACAGCGACTATGGTACGGGAGTGGTGAAAGTCACTTCCATGCGTCCTGTCAAGGCTGGTGAGGTGTGTAGCATTGTCACCACATCAAGCGACATTGAACTTGACCAAGTACAAAACAACAGCACGACATTCTCAAGCCTTGATAGTACCACCATCAATGTAGTCTCCACCACAGGTTTTGTGAACGCTGGTGTAGCCATAGATGCAAGTGGTGATGTATTCCGGTACACAGGAAAAACGGCTACCTCTTTTACAGGATGCGTGGCTGTCACTGGTAGTTTGGGTGCAATCACTGGTACGATTACACAGAAATCCTTCCTTGTGGATTTGCAAGGTGGCAGTGGTAGCGGCGATGTAGGTCGTTTGCGAGACTGGTGGATTGACCATGAAATGGGTATCGTTTACTTCAACAACTCCTATCCGTTCTTTGAGTGGAACGCCATCAAGGTAGCCTACATCTACGGTGAGCGGTATGTGGAGAAAGCCATTGAGGACATCTGTACGAAGATGGTGGCCATTGAATTGCTGATGGCTGACGACCGTAGCGTGCTGATTCCCGAAGGCACACAGAACATTGACCTCGCCAGCAAGGTACAACTGTACCAAGCCGAGATTGAGCGAACACTACCAAAGTACATTGAGATGGTGGTGTTTGAGTGAATCAGCGTGACTTCAACAAGCAGGGTGAAACAATTCATCAGCGTATGATTGAAGAGATATTCAAGAAAGACAAGCAAATGCAGGCGCAGTTTCGTGAGCAATTCACAACTCAACCTGCCGCTTTTCGTGAGCAAATGGAGCGCATTGAGGCTGGTGCTAAGGGCTTCGCCATGCAAGACGGTGTGGCTATCAACAACAAGACCGGAGAGCCAGCCAGTGAGATAGAACACAAACTCATTCAAGACGCTACGGACAAGGCCATGCTACGCCAAAACCCCGACCTTGAGCGGTACAACATGCGTCATGACAACGGTTTTATCATCCCTATTGACTTTAAGAAAATCATTGAGAAGGAGGGGCTGTGATGGTAGCCACATGGACAGAAGGGCTGGACGCTCTCATCAACCTCTTTCAGTCCGATTGGAACCGTGGAAACACCAGCAACTACCGCCCTGTCGTGCTTGACATCGCTGATACATCAGCCGAGAAAGGAAAGCGTCTTGACTTGGACAAACACGATTATGTCCTGCTGTATGAAACAGCCCACAACGAAGAAGCACCCGAACTGTTTTACGACTTTGTAACGACACGCATAAATATCACGGTTGATGTCCGTACAGTTAAGGGGCGTAAGCATTTACAGGCTCTTGAGAATGAAATTCGGAGGGTGATACATACCAAGAGGAAAGGCGACGGTACAAACTTTGACCGACTCGTGTTCAAAACCCGCACCGATTTAAGCGACCGAAGCAAATTCCTTTTCCGTATGACATTCCAAATTGAAGTCGTAATTTTAGCGGAACTGATACCATAGGTGAACAAGAATGCCATCAACAGTGTACAAGGG